AACGCAACAGTATTTTCATTTTAATATATGGCAAGAATAAGTACCTATGCACTTGATGCAAAGCCTGAGATTAATGATAAGGTTATAGGAACAGACAACGGAATCGGGGAAGCTCAGAGAACAAAAAATTATTCTTTAAGAGAGGTAATGGCTTTGTTTAATGAGCGAAACCTTGTTGCTGTTGCAGATCAAGTTATATTTAAATTTCAAGATGATATAACAGAGGGGCGCGAAACTGGTACAATTAGCTTTGAGACTGGTGGTGGTGATGGAGTACCTATGTCTAGCTTTTCAGATATAATAGTTAGCTACAAAAACAGCGGAGATATACTTATTTCAGATTATATAAAAACATTTTTAGACAGGGATATTATTATAGCAGAGATGGGTAACATAAACAACTTTGTTACATGCAAGCTTGTTGATATTGAAGAAGACTTTGAAACTGGTTTTTTTAAGTTTTCTTTTTTCATACGAGAAAGCAATGGTAATATAAATGCTGAAAAACATTATATAATAAGTGAATACTCCAAAGGCGGAGACAAGTTCTTTGAGTACATTCAATCGCAAGCTAGTACGCTTTGGACGATACAACACGATTTAAACAAAAAACCTTCAGTTACAGTTTCAGCGCCCTTTTCAGATGAGGAAGTGGTGGGTAAAGTAAAATACGAAGATAACAACAAATTAACAATAACTTTTAACGCCGCATTTTCCGGCAAAGCTTACTTAAACTAACAACATGGCAGATATTAAATACTTAGTCGGATTAGATGTAGATGGGAACATTAATCTTAACACAAAAGAATTGCAGTTCGCATCAATACACCCCCTTGCTGCAAACCCAGCTTCCCCATCTCCTTCAATTGGTCAAACCTATTGGAATACCGTTAACGACGAACTAAGGGTGTATAATGGATCCGTTTGGATTGCTGTTGGGGCAGATACAAATTATGGCCAATGGCAAATCACTGACGGGACTCAAACAGATGACGTAACAACTGATCAAATTGTTAAGTTTGCCGCGGGAGCAGCCGGAACAGCAGGAGCGGGACTATCGGGGAGCGGAACAGCTCTTGACCCTTACGTGATTACTTACAGATTTCCAAACGACTTTTTAACAGGCCTTAGCTTTGACGATACTAACGGTATACTTACCGCTACTGTTTCTAATCAAACAGACGTTACTGTAGATCTTGACGGGAGATATGCGCTAGCAAGCGATATTCCTACTAATATAGTAGAAACTGTAACTACTACAGACGGCACGTATATAAATTTAACGCCAAATTCTCCCACCGATGGCGCGGTAACAGTTACGGCTGAGTTATCAGGGGTTGACGGTATTGCGGCAGAAACATCAGCAGGAAACGGCGTAAGATATTTATCAAAAAACAATAAGTGGGCTGAAATATCTTCTATACCTGGAACTTATGAGTGGGAAATACAAGGTGACACAGGTGGTCCAACAGCTGTAGCTTCAGGTGATGCTATTGATTTTGCAGGAGGAACTAATGTTACAACTGCTTTTTCGGGTACTACGCTGACTATTAACTCTACAGATCAGTTCCAAGGAACGCTTACTGGTATAACAGAGGGACCTGGTATTACAGTAACCGCATCATCTACTTCGCCTACTGTGGCGGTAGATTACTTAGGCGTTGACAACTATATATTAGAGCCCAACTCCCAAGTAATCGCAGATGCTGATGATATAATAAACTTCAGCGATGACACTGACAATAATGTAAAGAAAACCGCTTTAGGTGACATACCGATTGCAGCTTTGACAGAAGTTAAAACTTATATTGATAACTCTGTTGCGGGTGGGCTTATTTATCAAGGGGGCTATAATGCAGCAACTAATACGCCGGATCTAGATGTTTCGCCAAGTTCATCAATTGAAAAAGGTTGGACATATACCGTAACGGCTGACGGTAGCTTCTTTACAGAGCAAGTTAGAGTTGGTGATTTACTTATTGCGGAAATAGACTCGCCTACATCTCTGAGTGATTGGACAACAGTTCAGAACAATATTGACTTAGCTAGTTCGACGCAGATTGGTATTGGCAATGTCGCGGCCTCCACATCCGACTCTTTACTGGGCGTAAATGTAAGTTATTCATCAGGTACAGCGAGTGTTGGGTTAGATATAGACGGCCTGCCAAACTTTGGTAGTCTTATAGGCACAGACACAGCTTCTATAAAAATACCAGTATTTGACGGGGACCAAGACGACCGAAACGAGAGTATAGAACTTGAGCAACTTTTTAGTTCCAGATCAACAAGTGTATTAATCGGTAATGGTTCTGCAACTGGTATTCAAATCAAAAACTCTGGTGCTTCGGGCGCAAATAAAAATCATGGGCTAGGGACTAATTCAAATGGTTTTTTAGTTCAGCTTGTTGATACTTCAACTGGAGAGACGGTTTATGCCGATGTTCAGAGGGGTGCTTCGGGTGTTATTAATATTACTTTCAATACAGCCCCCGCAAGTAATGGAATACGAGTGCTAATACAAAATGTAAACTAGCATAATAAATATAATAAAATTTAGTATATGGCTAATCGTTTTTTAAATAACATAACGATTAATGATGAGTACACTCTGCCAAGTGCAGATGGTACAATAAATCAGATAATCACAACAAATGGAGCGGGGCAACTCAGCTTTGTAGACCAAAGCACCGTCGCTGCGGGAACTGCAACTTACGCGACCACCGCAGGCACCGCTACATACGCAACCAGCTCGGGAAGTTCAGATACCGCTAAATCATTGATTATATCTGTTAAAAATTCTACAGGTACTACAATCCCGGCTGGGTCAGTTGTGTGTTTTGATAACTCTGTTGCTACGCCTTCCGGAAATGTTATACCTGTAAAACTAGCAGATAGTAATGGCACTGATTCGATGCCTGGTGTAGGTATTACAACCGGCGCGATATTAGATACCTCTACGGGTCAAGCGATAATGTTTGGCCATGTCTCAGGGTTTGACACTTCTTCTTATTCTACTGGGGATACTTTATATGTTAGCGATGTACCTGGTGAGTTCACGACTTCAAGACCGCGTAATGTAAGATATATTCAAAAAATTGGTATAGTAGTAAAAGTACACGCTTCTAATGGATCATTAGAAATATTTGGAGCAGGTCGTGTAAATGATGTGCCAACACCTTTATATATAGACCACCCTAACCAAAGAGTTGGTATTGGTGCTTCTTTCCCGTCTGAAATATTAGATATAGAAGGAGCAGATCCCTCGGTATTAATAAAAAATACTACGTTTGGCTCAGGAGAATCTTCTTTAGTTTTTAAAACAGCAATGGGAGCTACTAATTCTTTTGCCTTAGATTCGACTAATGATTTAAATTACAAAAACACCCTGGGTGCATCAATTTTTACAATAGAGAACGGCGGCTTCGTTGGGGTTGGAACTACAGACCCAAGATGTCCTTTGCAAGTGTCTTCAGACGAAATTGATACTGATTTTTTAATAGAATCGGGTAACACACAAGCCAGGATGTCGATAAACAATACTTCGACGGGTGACTCGCAAATTAATTTTCAGCTGGGTAACACTAGTAGATTTACTATGGGTGTGGACAATTCCGATAGTGATAAGTTTAAAATATCAGGGGGCGCAGCCTTGGGGAGCAGTGATATGATAGTTTTAGATTCCACGGGCAACGTGGGGATTGGGACAACTAGTCCTAGTGAAAAACTTCACGTTGTTGGCTCAGCTCTTATTGAGGGCTCAAGTACAGAATTAAAAGTAAAAGGAAGCGGGAGCTACGACACAGCTAATATTGTTATGGGTAACGCTGCTCATGATAGCTTTTCAATAGATACTCGAAACGATCCAGGCGATAATAAAACAACTCTCAGTTTTGATTCTTATCTGACAACGGGTACATCAGCAATAACGCTTGGCGATAATTATGTAAATTTAAGTACAGCCGGCTCAACCCGGTTGGTGATCAATTCTTCGGGCAATGTCGGGATCGGGACGGGTAGTCCTGATACAAAACTTGATGTTGCAGGCAGAGCTGTTATAGGAACTGGTAATACACTTACTAACGCAACTAACGCTACCGTAATAGGTAATAGCAATAACCTTACAAGCGATACTATTGTCGATAACTACACAAATTTGGTTCTTGGGGATTATGGCGCGGGTCGTTATGCCAATACTGTAATTAGCGATAGAACATTAAGATTGGGTAGAGCAGATATTATTTCTAATTCTTCTTCCAACACAACTGGTATATTAAATTTTAATGATTCTGCAGAGGCTAACGCTGCTTACTCTAACGTAGGTGGGTTCGTAGGCTACTTCCCGCCGCCTACAACTACAAATGGGTATTACTTTTTCAGCGCCTTCAGCGAAAACGTACAAGGTAGTGCTTTCCAGGCCGGAGGAAGTCCAACAGCTTCCAGAATGAACATGTCAATGGATCCTAACTTAGATTGCGTTGGCTATAAATTTGATTCTAATACTAGTAGCGGAGGCGGTGTTTATTACACTGCAAGTCAAAACAACGCTAACGCTTCTTCTAGAGGTATTGTAACTTTTGATTGTAGACATCAAAACCAAAACTACGAAGCGCCAGACGGGCACAGCTTATTTGAAATAACTTCTGGTTATGGCAGAACTAAATTCATTGTAAAGCAAGCGAATGGCCAATCTAATGTTGGAATTGGAACTTCGAGCCCTCAGGCGCAGCTGCATATAGGTGATTCACAAAGTAATGATTCGGGACTGAGGTTTACAACAATAAACGGAGGTAATAACGATGCGGTTAACATGCACTTCTTAGGAACTCAGCCATTTTCTCCTTTTTATATATCTAGGAAAAATACAGGTGGAGCTGAAATACAACTCCAGTATGACGGGGATATAATATTAAATGGCAATAACGGCGATAATGTTGGGATTGGCACAACCCAACCACAACAGCAACTTCACGTAGCTGGTACATCTTTATTTGGTGGTAATATTTATTTTGGAACAGGCACGTCTAATTATATAAATGGAACCGGGGGTGGTTTTAATGTTTACGCTAATAGCAATTTAAAATTCGCTGTTAAATACGGAGGACACACAGAGGTGTATGACGATTTAGAAGTGGACGGGGACATGCTCTGCGAGGTTGTTGGTAAAGGCTTAGTGTTAAAATCGCCAAATGGAACAAGATATAGAATAAAAGTAGACAATAGCGGTAATTTATCAACAGAAACATATTAAATAAAAGAAATGGCAATAGTATATAATTGGAATTGTAAAACAGTAGATGTACACCCTCAAGAAGAGGGAGAAATAAATGTGGTATATAATGTGCATTGGATTTTAACCGGCACCTCAGACAGGCTCGACCCAGAGGGTAACCCGTATCAAGCAACAACTATTGGCACACAAGTTGTACCTTTAAACCATGACACTGAATTTATACCTTTTGAAGATTTAACAAATGAAATAATAGTTGATTGGACTAAAGAATCTATGGGAGAAGAAATGGTGGCTGATATAGAATCTGGCGTACAACAAATAGTTAATTTAAAAATAAATCCAATTTCTGTAACTATGACGATAGGGGGTTAAGTAAGAAACACTAAAACTACGTAATATATAAAGTATACCCGGCACGGGAAAGTGCAAACCAATAATAACATAAAAACCAAAACCAATGACGTTTTATTACGAGACTAATTCGTGGACTAGTCAACCACAACAAGACGAAAACCGAATTAAACTGTGGAACCATATAGCCGACAAAGTAAATTGGCGCATAGTTCAACTACCAAACGGTTATTACCAAACAGAATACCAAGATCTTCGGAATGAAGAAACCTGGAAGGATGTTACGCGGCGCGAAACAATGGAGGCCGCTGAAACTTCAATAGATAAAACTATTGAACACTACAAAAAGAAAGTTGAATTTTTGAACGGACCCAAAGTAGTTAAGACCTTTAAATAAGTACGCTGCTAGCAAAGAGTTAATTAAATTAAATTAAATTAAATGGAATACAATAATCCGAGCGAAATAGTAAAAACGCTCACTTTCGGCAGTGATGCTAAAAAACAAATTATCCAAGGCGTTGAAAAATTATCAAATGCTGTAAAGAGCACATTAGGCGCTTCAGGTAAATGTGTAATATATGAAGATGCCCTTGGTAGGCCGGTGATAACAAAAGACGGTGTAACCGTTGCAGAAAGCGTAGTCTTATTACATCCGGTTGAAAACATAGGGGCAACCTTAATAAAGGAAGCTGCTAGTAACACTGTAAAAGAAGCTGGAGACGGCACAACAACATCAACTGTGTTAGCACATTCGTTGTTAAAAATTGCAAACAAAAAATTAGATGAAGAAGAAGTTAGAGAACTTAAAGCAGGCATTATTAGTGGCGCTAACAAAGTTAAAGTATATCTTGATAAGTCCAGTACTCAAGTTGAAGGCGAAATGCTTAAAAATGTTGCTATCATTAGCTGCAATAACGACGAAGAGCTTGGAACCAAAATTGGCAAAGCTTATGAAAAAGTTGGAAAAAATGGCGTCGTATTAATGGAGGAATCCGATACAAACGAAACTTATGTTGAGTTTGTTGACGGAGCACAATTTGACAGCGGGTTAAAAACAACACATTTAGCTACTGATAAAAATAAAGGGATAGCTGTATTAGAAAATCCTTTTGTACTTATAGTATCTTCACCGATACCGAATATTAGAAGAATACAGAATGTGCTTGAGCACACTATAAAACAAAAAAGAAGCTTACTAATTGTAGCTGACGTAGAGCAGCAGCCTTATGCAACTCTTTTAGCAAATAAAGTTAAAGGTAATATAAAGGTAAATATAGTAGATCCGCCGGGGTTTGGGCCAACCAAGCAGCAGACGTTAGAAGACTTAGCGATGTTGACGGGGGCGAAGATCATAAATGAGGAGTTAGGAGACGATTTAGATTTAATAGACCCTAATGTACTAGGCAATGCGTTTAAAGCTGTTACGGACGATAAAAACACTGTTTTACAAGTAGAAGAGATTAACGAAGAAATTGCTTTGCGCATAATTGACGTTGAAAAACAAATAGAAGAAGAATCTAACCCGTTTTTTAAGAAAAAATTAGAACAAAGATTGTCAATGCTCACTGGCCAAGTCGGTATTGTATATGTTGGGGCAGATTCTAAGGTAGAGTTAAAAGAAAAGAAAGACAGGGTCGAAGACGCAATACACGCTACTAAAGCAGCTTACAAAGAAGGTATAGTTGCTGGTGGAGGTGTAGCTTTATTAAACGCCTCTACATTATTAAAAGCTAAAAATAAAGGCGAAGAGATATTGCTAGAAGCAATAAGATCACCATACGAGACTATATTAGAAAATGCCAATATACCTATTGCATATCCTCAAATTAAAAATAGAGGTATAGATGTTAAAACAGGTAAAGATGTTAATATGATTAAGGCTGGAATTATAGACCCTGTATTAGTTACTAAGTCAGCATTGAAAAACGCTGTAAGTGTAGTAACGACTATAATATCTGCGGATTGTGTAATCAGTAATAAAAGGTTGGCATGAAAGCGATAAATCACTTTGTAATTGTAGATAAGATAAAAGAAGCGCCGTCAAAAGTAGGCGGACTAGAACTTACTGAAAAACAAAATAAAGATGTACGTTACATTAAAGGCAGGGTTATTAGCGTAGGCGACCAGATAGACATGCTCCAAGATGGAGACTTGGTTAGGTATGATCGACACGCAGGGCATGGCATTGAATGGAAAGATCATTTGTATTATGTTTTAAAAATTTCAGATATAGTACTTATAGAATGAGGCTAAGCGGGCAAGACTTGCAAGATATGAATTTATTAAAGTATTACAGGCTTATCAGAAGATGGGCCTGTAAAACTTACAATTTAAAAGATGCTGATTTGGAGCTGCTTATTTATTTAGATTGCAAAAAGCTTTTTACACGTAATGATTTTATTAATGGCGTATACACTTATAGCTGGGATAAAAACAGATGGGAGCGGCTGCGCAGAGAAGGGTGGATTGATGTTTTTAAAGAGCGCAATAGAACAACCTCAAAATACGCGGCGTATAAAACGTCAAACAAGTGTAAATTACTTATTAAAAGAATATATAGAATAATGTTGGCCGAAGAAGATTTGCCAACGTCTGAAAGAAGTGCATTTTATAAAAACAAAACATATACTGATAAAGTCTTTAACAAGGCTATTGAAGATATGATTAACGATAAAGAACGATAGCATGAAAAAAGGAATAGGACCAAACAATTTAGGAGCGCCAAAATCTCCTACAAAAATATTAGGTGCAATTGCTGGAGCAGTAGCGCCGGCATTAATTAAAGGCGCGGCGGGTGCGTTGGCTGGAAAATTAATGGGCGGTAAAAAAGAGTAATGGCATTTAAGTTAAAGTCTAAAGGCGAAATATTCGGCATCAACGAAGAGTTATCTGAGTTTGGTAGACCAGTGTTTGAAAAATCTTTGGACAATGGCGTTATAGCTGAAGCGAATAGAGACGGCACTACTTTTATAAACAAAAATGTCTCTGCTCAACAAAAAAAAGAAGCGGTAGATCACGAAAACGTACACCACGATCAAATGCTTCAAAATAGATTGCAATATAGCAATGAGGAAGTGATTTGGAAAAAAGACACTAGATCTCCTGCTAGAAAATACGAAAGAGTTGGAGGAGCGCTTTTTAGCGCGGGCCAAAAGCTACAAGAAGGACACGCTTCATTTGAGTGGGAAGATGAAGCTTATAAAAACGATTAAAATGAAAGCAACACCTATAACGCAAAAATGTAAAAGTTCACCAATGAAGATGAACATGGCTTTGGTAGAAGGAAACGCCCAAACTTTAGATAGATTTGAAGATTCTATAGGAGGTATGGTCAGCACAGCTCTAGATAAAGATAAAAAGACTCAGCAAGTAGCTCCAGAAAAAGCAGCTACAGCCGAGCCACCAAAAGTGGACTATACTAAAAAATTTAAAGAAATGGGGGAAGATCTATCTAAAAAAGATTTTAATATAGAGATACCCGATATGTCAACAGCAATAAAAAACCTATCCGGATTTTAAAAACTAACAAAATGAATAAACCAATCACATCAAGAGTGCAGCACGCTACTGATAAAGGCATGGTTCGCCAACCGCTTTTAAACATGGGCTCCCCTGTAAAACAAAAAGTAAAGCTTGAAAACAAAGCTAAAGAAACTATAGAGCAAACGGATTCTTACCAAGGCGGCAAACTAGGCGTTCAAACATCAAAAACTACAGTTAAGCCGGATAAACTTGTAAAGGGTAAAGAAATAATGAAAACTGTTAACACGGATACTTACGACGGGTCCGGTGGATACGCTTCTGATAAGGATTGGAATGCGTTCTTAAAAACGCCTAAAGGAAAAGCGTATTTAGAGAAAAACACTAAGCAGGTTGGCACAGGAACATACGAGCCTGATACTTATACCCCAGGCACTACAACCAAAACTACAGATTTTAATTCATACAAAGTAGCTGTTAAAGGCGACGCTAAGCGCCCATGGCAAAGACGATTTGACAACAGAGGTATCAAGATTGGTGGAAGAGAGACTAGACAAGCTGGAAATAAAATTGATAAGACAAATAGAAAGCTTAGTGAATACGCTAAATTTGATACAAACAAAGACGGTAAATTTAGCGCAGCGGAAAAAAGTGTTATGGGTAAAGGCGGATTTTTAGGTTTAGGAAAATCACAAAAGAAGTTTGAAAAGCTTGGGCGAAAGCTTGCCGAAAATAAAGCGGAATATGAAGGATTTAAGGGTGGTAGAGATGCTGCTATTGCTCAATCTATACAATCAGTTAAAATGGGTAACAAGATTGATCTAGGAGAAAGAGATGCGCGTTTAAGCGACGCAGGTGGTTTTGATAAGCAAAGAGAAGCTTTATCAAACTCTTCAAGCTCAAAAATGAAAAGTAGTCCATATAAGATGATGCCAAAAAGCCCAGCTATGAAAGCTTTAATTGGTAATCAAAAAAATTTACCTGACGCTTTAAAACAAAAAATCTTAAATTCAAAAGGATAATATTATGGCTTATATTCAAAACTCCCCGTTTAAAAAAAGCGGGGCTTGGGCCAGAAAAGAAGGCCAATCAGAAACTGGAGGGCTTAACCAAAAGGGTGTTGATGCTTACAGAAGAGAAAACCCGGGGTCTAAATTAAAAACAGCAGTAACAACTAAACCTTCCAAATTAAAACCGGGTAGCAAAGCCGCTAAGCGTAGAAAATCATTTTGCGCTAGAATGAGTGGTGTAAAAGGTCCAATGAAAAAACCAAACGGTAAACCAACAAGAAAGGCTTTAGCGTTAAGAAAATGGAATTGCTAATGGAGATAAAAGGATTAGGGGATACCATAGAAAAATTTACAAAAGCAACTGGAATAAAAAAGCTAGCCGATAAAATCCCTGGCGGGTGCGGTTGTAATAAAAGAAAAGAAAAGTTAAATAAAATGTTTCCATACAAATGAAAAAAATTTGGGAATGGCTTACCGGTAATGTTATAAAAGAAGTTGGTGATGTCATTGATAAATTAACCACAACTAAAGAAGAAAAATTAGAAGCTCAGCGGTTAATAACTGAGATTCTTGAAAAAGCAGATAAAGAAGCACAAGAGCAAGTAACAGCAAGATGGCAAGCGGATATGAATTCAGATTCGTTTTTATCTAAAAACATAAGGCCCATGGTTCTTATATATTTAACTGTTATCTTTACAGCACTATGTTTTTTTGATGGCAATATAGGAGAGTTTAAAATAGCAGAAGACTATATACCAATTTTTCAATCTTTATTAATAACAGTTTACGGGGCGTATTTTGTTGGGCGTACCTGGGAAAAAGCAAAAAAATCCAGCAATAACAATTAAATTAAATAAAATGAGTAAAGTAAAAGATTTAGTATCAAAAATAGAAAACGACGAATTATCAGATTTGCAAGAGCTTGTAAAAAACATTAACCAATACCAATTACAAATTGGTGGTTTTGAAGCACAGAAGCATGACTTATTACATCAATTAGTTGGTATTAAGCAAAGCTTAAATGACTTACAAAAAAACCTTGAGGATAAATACGGGAATGTTTCTATAGATATCCAAAGCGGGGAAATCAAAGAAAATGACTCTCCTAAGAAAGATTAGTATAGGTAAAGACTATAAAAATGACGCCATGCACTACTCTGTTGGACAGGAAGTGTATGGTGGTCATACTATAGTTAACATTATAGAGGAAGAAGAAAAGTACTCTGTCTATATACAAAAAGGCAATGATGTTATACCCTGGAAAGATTTTAATAAAAATATGGCAATAGCCATTGAATATAATATTGAATACTAATGAATGGGGTTTTTGATTTTATTATAAAACCAGTTAGCAAAAGATACAATAATTCTAAAACAATTGATAATACAGAGCTAATATTAAATACCGATTTACAGGATCATAATTTTGTTTCAAGGATAGGTGTTGTAATGGGTTTACCTATAAATAACCAAACAGGTATATGCTTAGGCGATGAAGTTATTGTGCATCATAATGTTTTTAGAAGATACAGAGATATTAGAGGTATTGAAAAAAATAGCAGAAGCTATTATAAAGATGATTTATATTTTGTAAATGAAATGCAAATATACGCTTATAAGCATATAATTAAATGGATACCATTAACGGGATATAACTTCGTTGCCCCTATAAAAGAAGACAAAATGTTTTCTATTGATTTTGAAAAACCTTTAAAAGGCATATTGAAATATAAAGATCCAGCTTTAAAAAGTATAGAGCCTGGGGATATAGTCGGTTTCCGACCTGGTATGGAATATGAGTTTATTATTAATAAACAAAAATTGTATCGCATACCAACCAATCAAATTACAATTAAATATGAATATCAAGGAAACGAAGAAGAATATAATCCAAGCTGGGCATAAAGCAGTTGAAGAATTAATTAAAGTAGCTAAAGAGGCTATAGTCGATTCAGATGATGATATATCTGCTGACAGGCTTAAGAACGCAGCTGCTACAAAAAAGTTAGCTATATTTGACGCTTTCGAGATATTATCTCGTATACAAGATGAAGAAGCTATATTAGAAAATAAACCTAAAGAAGAAGAGAAAGCAAAAACTTTTTCAGGGTTTGCAGAAAGAAGATCTAAATAATGTACGAGCAAAATTTATATAGAGTAGATACTCCTATAAAAGCTAATACAATAGCTAGATTAAATAAATCAAAAAAGTGGAAGTACGGTTATAACAAAGAACACGATGTTGTAGTTATAAGTAAGACTGGGCAAATCGGTGAAATATATAATATTCAAAATTTAAGAATTGCATTACCAAAAACTCCCGCTAAAATAGACAAGTCACAGGATAAATGGGCTGCAGATGAGTACCCTAGCGAATTAAAAAGAATACAAAGCGTTTTTGATTGGCGAGAATATCCGGAAGACTTCAAAGAAAAATGGGAACCATATATAGATGAACAATTCAAACGCAGAGAAGAAGGCCATTGGTTCAATAATAAAGGCATGGCTACTTACATTACTGGCACTCACTTTATGTACTTGCAGTGGAGCAAGATTGACGTTGGGAAGCCAGACTTTAGGGAAGCAAACAGACTATTCTTTATATTCTGGGAAGCTAGTAAAGCAGACCCACGATGTTATGGAATGTGCTATCTTAAAAACCGTCGTTCAGGATTTTCATTTATGTCTTCAGCAGAAACCGTTAACCTGGCGACAATTACGTCAGATGCACGGTATGGTATCTTGTCTAAGTCTGGAGCGGATGCTAAGAAAATGTTCACAGACAAGGTTGTACCAATATCCGTCAACTACCCGTTCTTTTTCAAGCCAATCCAGGACGGTATGGACAGACCCAAAACCGAACTTGCCTATAGAATACCAGCCAGTAGACTCACTAGAAAATCCATACAAAATAAACAAGACCAGGAATTATTGGAGGGGCTCGACACCACAATCGACTGGAAGAACACAGGCGACAACTCATATGATGGAGAGAAACTTAAACTCCTCGTCCACGATGAATCGGGTAAATGGGAAAGGCCGGACAACATCCTCAACAACTGGAGGGTTACGAAAACAACATTAAGGTTAGGTAGTAGAGTTATAGGTAAATGTATGATGGGGTCGACATCTAACGCTTTAGATAAGGGAGGTGAAAACTTTAAAAAACTTTACAATGACTCGGACGTTACAAAAAGAAACCGCAATGGACAAACTAAGTCAGGATTATATTCTTTGTTCATTCCTATGGAATGGAATTACGAAGGATTCATTGACAATTATGGAATGCCTATATTCGAAGACCCACCAGCAGATTGCGTTGGCCCACACGGAGACGCTATCGAAGTCGGGGTTATTGAACATTGGAACAATGAGGTAGAAGGATTAAGAGGCGACCAGGATGCTTTAAATGAGTTTTATAGGCAGTTTCCGCGCACAGAAGAGCATGCGTTTAGAGATGAAACTAAAAATAGTATATTTAATTTAGTAAAAATATACGAGCAAATAGATTATAACGAAGATCTGTCAAGCACTAATGTAGTAAATATTGGTAGCTTTTCGTGGGAAAATGGAATAAAAGATACTAAGGTTAAATTTACACCAAACCCTAACGGTAGGTTTAAAATAACTTGGGTCCCTAATTATGAATTGCAAAATAAGCAATACACAAAAAACGGTTTTAAATTTCCAGGGAATGAACATATTGGCGCTTTCGGGTGTGATAGTTATGACATATCAGGGACAGTTGATGGCAAAGGGTCTAAGGGAGCGTTACATGGGCTAACTAAGTTTAGTATGGAAAATGCCCCACCAAATTCATTTTTTTTAGAATACATTGCAAGACCTCAAACTTCTGAAATGTTTTTTGAAGATGTGCTTATGGCTTGTGTATTTTATGGAATGCCCATATTGGCTGAAAATAACAAACCTAGGTTGTTGTACTACTTTAAAAGAAGAGGATACAGAGGCTACTCAATGAATAGACCAGATAAGATATGGAATAAGTTATCGGTAGCCGAAAAAGAAATAGGCGGAATTCCAAACTCAAGTGAGGATATTAAACAAGCCCACGCAGCCGCTATAGAGGCTTATATAGATAAATATGTAGGCTTAAAAGCAGATGGGCAATATGGGGACATGTATTTTAACACCACCCTAAACGATTGGGCAAAATTTGATATAAATAAAAGAACAAAGTTTGATGCGGCTATAAGTTCAGGGCTTGCTATAATGGCTTGTAATAGACATTTATATAGACCAGTTGCTCCTGTTCAAAAACAAAAGTTAAATTTAAATATTGCTAAATATAAAAATAGCGGTACAATATCGAAAATAATAAAATAACGTATGGCTGAGTCAGTTGTAAAAAGTTTTTTTCCTAGCCAAGTTGCTAGTGACGAAGAAAAAATGTCATCAGAGTATGGCCTTCGGGTAGGTAGAGCTATTCAGGACGAGTGGTTTAAATCAGACTCCGGCACTTCGAGATATAGAAGCAATCAAAATACATTCCATAATTTAAGGCTATATGCTAGAGGTGAACAACCAATACAAAAGTATAAAGATGAATTATCAATAAACGGTGATCTATCTTATTTAAATTTAGATTGGAAACCCGTTCCTATTATATCAAAGTTTGTTGATATATTAGTTAACGGTATAGCTGAAAGAGCTTTTGATATAAAGGCATATTCACAAGATCCTTACGGGGTGAGCAAACGAACAGCTTACATGGAATCTATCATACGTGATATGCAAACGAAAGAGCTAAATGAATTTGCGGAAGCTGAATTTGGTATTAATCTTTTTGAAAATGATCCAGAGCTTTTACCTGACAGCCAGGAGGAGTTAGAGCTGCATATGCAACTGACATATAAGCAAGCTGTTGAATTAGCGGAAGAGCAGGCAATACAAACTTTGTTAAACGGTAATAATTATGATTTAACAAAGAAAAGAGTTATATACGACCTATCTGTTATAGGTATTGGAGCTGTAAAAAATAGATTTAGCAAATCCGAGGGTGTCGTTGTTGATTATGTTGACCCCGCTAATTTAGTTTATTCGTACACTGAATCACCGTATTTTGATGATATATACTATTGCGGTGAAGTTAAAAGCATACCTTTAAATGAATTAAAAAAGCAATTTCCTGATTTAACGCAAGAAGATCTTGAGCAAATATCCAAGCAAGGCTTTCAAAATAACGGCTTTTACGATAGAACAATAAGAAATTACGATCAGTCTGATAGCAATACGGTACAAGTATTGTACTTTAATTTTAAAACTTACATGAACGAAGTTTACAAAGTTAAAGAAACAGCTACAGGCGCAAGTAAAATACTTGTTAGAGATGATCAATTTGATCCACCCATAGAGGAGCTTGAAAAGAATTTTGGTAAGTTATCTAGATCTTTAGAAGTTTTATATGAGGGCGTTTTAGTTTTAGGCACTAATTATTTGCTTAAATGGGATATGGCAAAAAATATGATGCGACCAAAAAGCGATCATACTAAGGTGCTTATGAACTACAGCATTGTAGCTCCAAGAATGTATAAAGGTAAAATAGAATCTATAGTCAGCCGCATAACAGGGTTTGCCGATATGATACAGCTGACGCATCTTAAATTACAGCAAGTAATGTCAAGAATGATACCTGACGGCGTTTATCTTGATGCAGATGGTTTGGCTGAAATAGATTTAGGTAATGGAACAAACTACAACCCGCAGGAGGCATTAAACATGTTTTTCCAAACAGGTTCGGTTATAGGTAGGTCTATGACCCAAGAGGGAGACATGAATCCTGGCAAAGTCCCTGTGCAAGAAATAGCAAGCGGGTCTGGCGGTCAAAAATTGCAGTCTTTAATATCTACGTATAACTATTATTTACAAATGATACGTGACGTAACGGGACTTAATGAAGCTAGAGATGGTAGTGCCCCAGACTCAAGAGCTCTTGTTGGCATTCAAAAAATGGCAGCGGCAAATTCTAATACAGCAACAAGACATATATTAGATGCTGGTCTTTTTATAACCGCTCAAATTGCAGAATGTTTGTCATTAAGAATATCAGATATATTAGAGTATTCACCATCAAGAGACGCGTTTATACAAAAAATAGGTGGTCATAATGTTGCTACATTAAAAGAAATGTCTGATTTGCATCTTTACGATTTTGGTATATTTTTAGAATTAGCTCCAGATGACGAAGAGCGTTCTATGCTGGAGAACAACATACAAACCGCATTATCCGCGGGACTTATAGATTTGTCAGACGCTATTGATATAAGAGAAATAAAAAATCTTAAACTAGCAAACCAAGTTTTAAAAATACGCAGGAAGCGTAAGCAGGAACAAGATCAATTAATCCAGCAAGAAAATATTCAAGCACAAGCACAAGCAAACGCCCAAGCGCAAGAGGTAGCTGCCGCCGCTGAAGTACAAAAGAATCAAGCTTTAACTTCTCAAAAAGCTCAGCTATTACAAATGGAAAATAATTTTGAATTGCAAAAAATGCAAGCTGAAGTTGCAGCTAAAAAAGAGTTGATGGCTCAGGAATTTCAATATAATATGCAGTTAAAAGGTGTCGAGACATCAGGTCAAGCACAGAAAGAAACGCAAAAAGAAGACAGAAAAGACGAAAGAACTAAGCTGCAAGCAACGCAGCAAAGTCAACTTATAGAACAAAGAAAAAACAATACACCTCCACAAAACTTTGAATCCAGCGGAAACGACATTATTGGCGGAGGATTTGACTTAGGTTCTTTCGAGCCTAGGTAATAATAATAGTAATAATTATATAATATTTTATCATGTTAGAAAACCAAGAAGAGGTTCTTGACTCCCAAGAAGAAGTCCAAGAGCAGCCTGCTGCTGAAAATAAAGCACCAGAGCAAAATGCAGATTCACCTGTATCCCAGGATGATGAAGGCACAATAAAAGTAGATTTTACTAAACTCAATAAAGAAGAAGATGCCGTTCAAGAGCAAAGCGCAGATGACAGCGATGCTGTTGTCGGAGAACCCCAAGACAGTAGCAACAGCGAAGAAGTGGTTGAAGAATTACGGGAGCCCGAACAAGAAGAATCAACTGTTCTCGAAGAAGTAACTGAAGAAGAAGTTGTTGAACAAGTAGAGGAGCTCACTGAGCAAGTTGAACAAGCTATAGTCCAAGCCGACGCTGGCGTTGATTTGCCAGAAAATATTCAAAAAGTTGTTGACTTTATGAATGACACGGGTGGAAGTTTAGAAGACTATGTAAAGCTTAATACCGATTATTCTGCATTAAACGAAGCGCAGCTTATTAAAGAATATTATGAAACCACTAAACCTCACTTAGACAAAGAAGACATAGAGCTTCTTATGGAAGACTTTTCATATGACGAAGAGTTAGATGAACCAAAAGAAATACGTAAAGCTAAAATTGCTTTTAAAGAAGAAGCTGCTAAAGCAAAGCAACATCTTGAAAAACTTAAAAACAATTATTACGAAGAAATTAAAGCTGGGTCAAAATTAAATCCAGAACAACAAAAAGCCGTTGACTTTTTTAATAGGTACAATAAAGAACAAGAAACCGTTAAAAAGGAAAACGAACAACAAGCAAAAATATTTTTACAGCAAACTGATACTGTTTTTAGTGAGAATTTCAAAGGTTTTGATTATTCTGTTGGAGACAAAAGGTATAGGTTTAAAGTTAAAGATACCACAGAGGTTAAAGACACCCAAAGCGACATCAATAATTTCGTCAAGAAGTTCTTGAACGACAAAAATGAAATGATAGACGCTAAGGGGTATCACAAATCTCTATTTACAGCAATGAATGCTGATGCTATTGCTAATCACTTTTACGAACAAGGTAAAGCTGATGCAATGAAAAGCAGTATTGAAAAATCTAAAAACGTAGACATGGATCCGAGAGGGACTCATGAAAAGGTAACTACGGCAAATGGTTGGCAAATACGCGCAGTTCCAAACAATAGTGTTAGTGGTTCAAAGTTGAAAATTAAAAAAAGATAATTAACCATTAAAAAATAATAAAATGGCATTTGCAACTACGCCAACCACGTTGGCAAACTTAAGTCACTTAACCCCACGCCCTATTAAAGGGTTGTTTGGTGACAACTATCTTTCTGTAGG